AGGTCGTGGTAGAGTAACCCGTGACTTTTGCATAGTGCGTAGTTGCATTCAACTCAACCATTCCACCAACTCCACTGATAGATACTTTGTCGCCATCAGCTAGTCCATGAGTAGCAGATGTAATAACAACAGGGTTAGCTCTTGTAGCCCCGGTTATTGTTGCTTTGAAGTCTGGCTTTACAAACACAAGTGTTTTAAGAACACTGTCATAGTTGCCCTGACCCCATATCCCAGCCGCAGCATTCCATGTTCCTGCTGTACCTTCCCAAGTTGCACCAGTCGATACCACCGCTATACCAGAGTTTATGTCGTAAAGATCGGGAATACTTCTAATCGAGAACGTGTTGTCTTTCCAGTTCCAGATCACCGCTTTATTTGGGATTGTTGAGATACCTGCGGGATAACAGGCTAACATCTCATTCCTAGTATAGTCAGCGGCTACAAAAACTTTCTCGTAGTTATCTCCATTAAGGTCTGAAAACATCTCCCTGCGTAATTTACCGGGAAGCAACGCTGTAACCTGCTGACCATTCGTAACGTAACAGTCGGAGTTTCCTACAAAGAAATGACCTCCCTCAAACTCAGCTACAGCATTCTTAGCAAGTAGCCCTATTGTGGGAGATAACAACTTAAAAGAGAATATGTAGGGAGTTCCCACAAAGTTCATAATATAGATGGAATCTTCCTTGTATATTAAGAAGGAGTCTCCGTATGGAAGACCATCTACAATCTTTCCGGGGGTGTCAGTGAGTTGGTACTCTCCAGCGTCAAGGGTAGCATCACTTTCTAACCACGTATTCGGTGGACTCAAGGCGGAAGCTTCGGTAGACCACTTGACCATGTTGGGGTATTCGTCACCACCTATCTGCCAGTTCAACCCTACAAGGAATGTCCTGAAAGCTGAGATGGACTTACATTTATGCGATGTTGTTTGCCAATTCTTCAACTCTCTTAAAGGCACTGTTTTGCTTGGAACACCGCTAACCAAAGGCCACATCTGGGCTGTATCGTAGCCATTGGTTGCAACCATTAGTCCGTTGAGAATGGTTGCTCTCCAATTCTCTGTATTCGTGGCGTTATAAAGATTGTCTCCAGTAGCAGTTGTTCCTACTGGTGTTACGATCTCGTTATTTGGATGAGCGTTGGCTACGGTTAAACCACTTAGGGTATTTGTTCCAATGGTATTTGTCGTATAAGTGATCTCCTCGTAGAGGTTAATACTGGCATCCAAAGTCTCGTTGGTTCCAATAGCAATAGTACCAGCATTGGGGAAAGCAGAGGAGTCATCCAAGACTATAGTTATGGCGGAGGCTGACAACGCTCCATCCAGTTCACCTGTTGCTTGTCGAGTAATATCGAGCCAGTTAGTCCCGTCCCATACAGCGACATTGTTCAGGCCAAATGCTATCCACCAGTAGTTGCCGCCATTGTCTAAGAAGGGAATGGTCTGATAAGCCGCAAATGGAAGGGTAGCAAAGACCTCCTCATAGCCAGCGCATTTCTTTACACCGTTGTCAAGGAACCTTACATTGTTCCCATTGCTCCAGACATTAGGTGGAAGGCTGTACGCAGGAATATCTCTTATTATGCCTACCTTTCCAACATCATTTATAGGTACTAGAGGCATTAGGTTAGCTTATAGCCCTCAAAATAAGACGCTGTCCTTGCACCAGCTATATCTGCTTCTCCTTGGTTATGCTCAGTCTGGTAAAATACTTCAAAATAATCTGCAGCAACTGCACTAACAATACAAGACACATTTCGTGTCCTCGAAACACTACCATAAACGCCTGAGTACGTAGCAAAAGCATTAGTATAAGCCTCTAAAGCGCCATTCTTATAGATGGCTATAACATCGTCATCTCCCGTACCAGCCCCTTCTAAGATTGCAGTATGTAAATAATACTTACCAGCGCCATCAGCCTGAATAACAAACCTGCTCTCGCCCACTCCATCACCCTCTACAAAATGTCCTCCGTCAGTTCTGCCATCACCATTATCAAAATCTTCGTGGGTAAATTCAACAAGTTGATAATCGGTTGTAGCATCCATATCTTGAGCAACACCATTTCTATGCGCTCTGAAACACGCTGTGGAAGCGGGGGAAGTTGGCGCCCAAGGTGCGCCGACATTTACTGTCACCCATGATGCCGTAGCTGCATCATCTGCTGTGTTTATCTTGAGCAGATTAGTAGTAGTATCGTACCAAATCGTACCCTTTATCTGAGTTGCAGGGGCTGTGGTCTTTACGATAATAGTCGCAGCTTGCCTATCTACATCAGGGAAACTTAGCTTTAAGACTTTCTTTATAAGCCTAATGTGATTATCGCCTTCAGCTATAACGTCCGTACCCGGAGGGTTTGCCTGGACTAATTCTGTTACAAAGTCTACATTTTCTAATGCCATAGTTTAACTCCAGCCTAATGATATTGCTTGTATTCTTGTTGTCTTACTCGCACTTTGATTAAAGGTCTTTATTCTGTATGCCATGTTCCACGGGGAAGTTATAGTGCTTGATATGGTTACGTCATGGGCGGTCGCTATGTTATGCGAACCCGTACTTCCTTCTGACCCTAACGTCATTGCCGTCCAAGTGGAACCACCATCTGCGGATATTTCTGCGGTTACGTCAGTGCCTAAAGTGGTTGTTCCTGCGCCGTTGGTATAAGTGAAGACCACATCTCCCTTAGTTGGTGCTGCTTGTGCTGCTGTAGTGGCAGAGATTAAAATCATATTATCATAGGAAAGAGGGGTATATTTTGCATAAACAATCCCCTGATACCCTGCACCACCACCACCATTAGTCGTTCCTCCTCCGCCACCGCCTGACCCATAAGTTGTTCCATCACCACCCTGTCCCGTAGATGATCCAGCCCCGCCGCCACCTGTTCCACCCGATCCCGCTGTCCAAGGCGAACCATAAGTTCCACCGCCACCACCAGCCCCGTAGTAAATAGATGATCCGCTTATACTAAATGCTCGACCGGGGCCACCATTAGAGGGGGTTCCAGCTGAAGCAGTACTCCCCGTTCCATCCGCACCACCTCCACCACCAGCATACCAGTTCGCAGGACTACCTTGCTCAAAGCCTATACCAGCATCATTACCATAAGATGTAGCACCACTAAAATCTGCTTGATTACTTTCCCCATTGGGCTTGCTACCCGCTTGCCAGTTGTCGCCACTGCCTGAACCACCGTCTCGGCCTGAATGTAGACCAGCAGCATTTGTTGCCCCACCACCCCCACCTTTTGCGGTTAAAGTGCCAAATACAGAATCACCACCATCAACACCTACAGCCGCGCCTGTAGTTCTAGCCTGTCCTGCCCCAACAGTAACAGTTATAGATGCGGCTGGTGTAAGACTATAGGTAGTATGATGAACAATACCTCCACCCCCTGCTCCACCACCCCCGTTACTTCCGCCAGAACCAGCCCCTCCAACCACTAAAATCTCTGCTGTGGTTACACCAGCGGGAACAGTCCACGCACCACCACCGGGAGATGATGTCCAAGTTGTTACAGTCTCTACTCCCTGCACAGAACCAGAGTAATATTTTCCAGATGAATCTCTGTTATCATTAGAGGAAGAGCCTGTATTCACACCAGAGGCATCCTCAAAGGCGTCTACTGTTTGGTCTACCAAATTATATTTAGCCAAACTACCATTTGAGGCAACCTTAAATCCAAGTAGGGCGATATCATCTCGGTTAGATATTATTCCTGATGTATCAACATTATCTAGTTGGGCCAAAGGTACATCACCAGCGTTTAAGTTAGTAGCATTACGGGGGTCTACTGCCATATCAGTAGATGTTATTGTGCCATCCACAATCATTGCGCTGGTGACAGAATCATCAGCGGGGATTGTTATAAAAGGTGGTTTGTTTCCTACATAACTCATATTTATTTTCTCATCTGAAAGGTGGGCCTAAACACCACATTGCTACTGAATACTTTGTTCCTTTTGTGACTGGTGTGCTTCTATGCCTCACGAACGAGGGGAATACCACAACATCACCAACTTCTAACTCCGGTGTTAATATTAAATTCGTATCCTCACAACCATCCTGTATAGAAAACTCCAATCCCCCGCCATCAAAACCATTTGAAATACAGGAGACTAAGGAGAGTTTTCTTACCTTTCCTTTATAATTCCCGTCTTTTTCATAAGTTGCAAAATGATCGTTATTTCCATCTGTATGCCAATCATAGTGTTGGTTTTTCTTATACCTTGCAATCTGAACACTCTCAAACCAATCTATATCATACTTCCAGCCAGCACTTTCATTTGCATGATGAACAAAAGGACACAAAAGATCATACAAATGCTTATTATCTGAAAATGCAGTATCAGTATTTCTTACTTTCTTGTCCCGTTCTTGGAACTCGTTATTACCACCCTTTGTGTTAGCTCCCCCATAACCAGATTTTTTAGCTATCCGTTTTATTCTGCTCCTGTCTTTTTCAGGTAAAACATCCTTAAATATCCAGTAAGAATATTTAGTTTGCACCTAACTCCACCCAAGACTTACCGCTTGTATTCGTGTTGTCTTGCTCGCAGATTGGTTTAATGTTTTTATTCTGTAGGCCATATTCCAGGGAGAAGTTATCGTGCTTGTTATCGTAACATCATGGGATGTAGCAATGTTGTGCGAACCCGTACTACCCTCTGAGCCTAAAGTCATTGCCGTCCATGTACTTCCTCCATCACCGTCCATGTACTTCCTCCATCAGCAGATATCTCTGTGGTAACATCTGTTCCTAGAGTTGTTGTGCCAGCACCATTAGTGTAAGTAAATACGATATCGCCTTTTGTGGGAGCAGCCTGTGCGGCTGTAGTGGTTGAAACTAAGGACATATTTGCACCCTCTGCAACATCTTCCGTTGGTCTGCGAAGAATGAAAATACCGTTGCCGCCATCACCACCAGCCGAATCTGATCCACCTAATGAACCGCCCCCTCCACCACCAAGCCCATCTGTTCCATTGGCCCCCGGATCACCACTTGCTCCGCCGCCTCCTGCGCCTCCGGCAGTATTAGCATATCCAACCTTACTACCGCCACCACCACCTCCTCCATAGGTGACAGCAGAACCAGTTATGGAATTAGATGCTCCATCACCACCGTCTGTGCCGAGAAAATGAGGATTACCTGTAACAGCCTCTGAGGCACCGCCACCTCCTGAACCACCGTTTGCGCCGCCAGTAGTACCTCCATCATAACCCTGTACTGGGCTTGTGCTTGGCACATTACCTGAACCACCGACCGATGATGTACTACCACCACCACCACCTGAACCACCATCCCTGCCAGTCGTTCCACCTGTAGGACCAGAACATCCAGCACCGCCTCCCCCTGCGGCACTTACAGAATTAAAGGTTGTTGCGGTTCCGTCACTTCCCTGTGTTCCAGAGGTTGCAGGGCCAGCAGTACCTCCCTGACCTATAACAACTGCAAAAGTCCCAGCGGCCATAGAATTGCCTGTAAGATACCTAAAACCACCTGCGCCACCTCCACCAGCAGCATTAGTGATTCCAGAGTGTGTGCCGCCACCTCCTCCACCACCGGCAACAAGTAGATAATCTACTGATTGTGCGGAGTCATTGATGTAGTTCCCATCAGAAGTAAAGGAGTGTATGGTGTAGTCACCATCAGTAGTTATGGTTCCACCAGAAGCAGTTGGGGTTGTGGAGGCTTCTCCTTTGTAGTATTTACCGGAAGAATCCCTAGCCTCGCCTGTAGAAGCGGAGGCATCCACCCCTGAAGTATCTTGAAAATCATCAACGGTCTGGTCTACTAGATTATATTTAGCAAGTGATCCGTTTGAAGCAACCTTAAAACCCAGTAGGGCTACATCGTCTTCTAGTCCAGAGGTGTTTACATTCCCCAACTGAGCAGTTGGTACAGACCCACTAGACAGGTTTGAAGCATTAGTCGGATCAGTCGCCATCTTTGCAGTGGTGACCTCTCCTGCTGTAATGTCTTCAGTTCTTATAGTTGTTCTAGCCATTATTTAGGATACTTTGCCTTGATTTCTTGTCGTTTTACTTCTAGTTTCATTATTGATGCCATGCGTTCCTCTACTACTCCTTCCCATAGGGCTA